GGTCAGGCCATTACGTTTCACCTTCCCCTGCATTTGATCTTGCAACTGCTTGGCAATGAAATCGACCTTTGCGGCATCCTGCACAACCAGCGTAGCGCGCAGTAAATCCTTGATACGAGAAGCATCCCCGTTGTAATCATTGGAAACTTTTTCAAAAGCGCGCTCGTGAGATTTAACAGGCGCGGCAATCAAACTTGCATCAAACGCTTTGGCAACATCGGCCAAAGCCGCATCAAATTTTGGCTTTAACTGCTTGGCGATTTTCAGGCGCTGAACCAAAAACGCGCGAACCTCTTCACCCTTACCCTGCTGTGGTAAACCCCGCTGCGCCAAATACTCATATTCGGCATTCTGCAAAGCGGCAAACACCTCGGCACGTGACGCTATGGGCTGCGGGCCAAACATCCCATCTTGACGGGCATTATTTTCAGCAATAGCGATATTATCTTGGGCCATTTTTGCCACATCACGCAACCCTTGTGCAATCACCTTAGGGCGGCGGATATTGCGGGCCATAAAAGCAGCAATCATCGCGGCATCTGGATGTAAATCAAAATCCACTTGAGTAGCCGCGTCCGCCAATTTATAACCCTTGCGCTTGGCATTCACCGCCAACAAACCGGCTTGGGCAATAGCCTCGCGCACATCCAACGGCCCGCCCCCTTGCGTCTTAGCCACATCAGGAGCCACAGCGGCAAGGGCATTGATAACCGCCTTCGCCTCAGCATCTTGGGCTTGGGCAAACAAGCGCGTCAAATCCTCATTGGCATATGCTTGGGCAAACGCCGCGCCCATAATCCGTTCGGCAGCTTGGCGCGTAGGCGAACCATCGGGATTGAGTAGGGCAGCGCGCTCGGACATCGGCATCTGCTGCACAAAAACCTGCAACGCCTCTGGCGAAGGCGCGCCAGATTCCTCATCAAAAGCAAGGGCGGCGACATCCACCCGTCGGGCATCATTGGCAGCCTGCTCCACTGGGGACAGGGCGGCGGACTGCGCGGTATTAGAGACATCGGCAAGATTGGCGCGCACATCTTGGCGGGGCAACAGACGCACAAGCACGGGGGCGGCCATAGCCTGCACAGCCTCAATGGCACGGTCATCCAAACCAAGGCTTGGGGCATCTTGGAGCAACTCGGCCCGATAATCGGCGGCCGTACCACGGCGGTAGGCTTCCACAATACCGGCGGCACGACCATTACCGGCCACTGGCCTCAACTTACCCTGGCTACCCGTCTCATACTCGGCAATACGGGCACCATCGGCGGCATTGGACGGCAACAAATCCGCGGCCTCCACCACGGCATAGCGCGTGGGCAACCGCTGGCCCTGACCATCGGCCACAGGCTGCCAGCGTCCTGCAATCGCCGTGGGCGGCAACTCGTCGGCATCATCAAACACCACAGGCGCGCCGGACTGCAAATCGGCGGACTGACCGGCGCGCAAATAATCTGGCGCACTGGCAATGGAATTCATCTGCTGCACAGAAGCAGCGGAACTCCGGTCACGATTTTGCAACACCACAGGGGGCTTAGCGCGCAACTCGGCAACACGCTCGCGTTCGGCCAAAATATCCTGCTGCTGGACGCGCTCCAACTCGGCGGCGGCGCGCTGCTCAAGCTGCACCTGCCAGGCGGCCTCATTGGCGGCCTGTTGCAGCTGCTGCAAATGCCCACTAGCACCCGAATCCACCGCCAAAGCGGCGGCCCTAGACATCGGCCCACGCTCTGGCACAATCCCCAACTGTAGCGACAGGGGCGGCGCGGCCACATCGGCGGGCTGCGCGCCATAACCCAACAAGCTAGCGCGCGCGGCCAACTGCTCACCTTCGGGCAACCCCTCAATCCACGCCTCGGCCTCTTCGCGTGAACCCACGGAACCATCGGGAAACACCAGCAAAGGCGCGGGATTGAAACCCAACTGGGGCGGCGGCGCGGCAGCATTCGTCGCTACCACATCATCGGACTGCGGGCTATAAGCAATCTGCCGCGTAAACCCCAAAGCCAACGGCCTAGCCTCGCCGTCATCGGCCTTCATCACATCCGCACCACGCGCGCCCAAATGATGCAAGCCTGCACCACCAGCACCCATCGCCCCACCGGCCAACAAACCCAAAGCAGCGGCAGCATCCACCCCTTCGGCCAATGGTCGCTCAAGCGCCCAATTTTGCAACACCTGCTCGGAAACAGACTGCGGCAACTCCTCCAACACACCCTCGGTAAGCGCACCCTGGGCCAGCTTGCGGAGCAAGCCCTGCTCACCGGCTTTACTGGCACCACGCACAGCCCCTTGCGCCAACATCGTATCCACATCACCGATGCCCAAACGCTGTGCCAGCTTACCGCCAGCCAAACCAAAACCGGCACCGGCGGCCCCAGTAGCCAATGCGGCCCCCACCTGCTTTGCACTCAACAAACCATCCTCGGACTGCTGTCGAATCCCCTCGGCGGCCGAACCCGCCATCACCGCCCCCTCGCCCAAAGCAGCACGCACAGCAGGCGAAAGCGCTTTCCCCACCTTACCTGCCACACCAATCCCGCGTGCCAGCACACCACCGGCCAACATCGACGGAACCGACTGCACCAGCACATCGGCAATCAAAGAAGGATTCTGCAAAGCGACAGCCGTCTTAGCTAAAACCCCCTGCGCCTCATCAAACTCTTGCTTAACCTCGTGAAACTGCTGGGATTTCAACCCCTCCAGAAAATCCTTACTGCGGGCAAAATCCACCCCCAAAGCCTGCGCGCCTTTACCGGCATAACCGGCGGTCGGAATATCAGCCAAACCCACAAGCGTTTCAGGCACAGCAATCACACTCTGCACACCGGCCAAACCCAAATCGCGGAGAGCACCAGACCACCCACGCGCCTTATTGTCGGACTGCTGCGCCAGCCCAACAGGCGGCCCATTCAACTGGGCACGTGCTAATCTCTGCTGCCGCTCTTTAGCTTGATTAACCTCGCGCTCGGCATTCCAGCGCATAGTATTAGCGACAGCGCGGTCGATTTCATCATCAGAAAGCATGCGGCCATAATGCACCACAGCATACGCGCCCCGCAAACTCTACAAGGGGTATTTACCACCCGTTCAAAATATAATCACCCCAGATTATCGGCAACACGCTCGGTCTCAATCCCCTGCAAAGGAGAAACTGGCATCTGTGGCACAGGCGGAAACATAGGGGAAGAATTCTGCCTCACCTGCAACTCCTGCTGTTTATCCAAACTGGCATCAGCCAACATAGGCGCAACATCAGCCTGCGGCACCCCAATATCGGGATCAACCTCCAATGGCCTCCCCGACTGCTCTGCGGCAAACTGCAAAACGGAATCGCCAATCGCGGCAATCTGTGGCTGCTGGGCAATCTGGGCGGCCGTCTGATTAGCCGAATACGCCGCCTGCACCACGGACTGCAACGCTTTTTGCATCAACTCAGACACCTTCGCCTCATTCAAAGCGGCCTGACTTTGAACCTGCTGCGCTTTAATCTCCAACTCACGCTCGCGCAACTCAAACTGCAACTGTGCCCTTGCCTCCTCCACGGCTTGGGCCTTCATCAACTCTGGATCGGGCATCTCACCTGCTTGACGCAAAAGTGCCGTCACCTCATTTTTATGGGGAATCGGCATCAAATCGAACAAATAAGGCAACATCGCCAACTGCACCTGTGCAGGGGCACTCTTAATCGCCTCCGTCAAACTCGCCAACTGCTGCGCACGGAAACTGGAAGAAGTCGGCACATCCTCCAGCGCCACCCGCAAACGGGTATTTTTCACAGCCATTCTGCGGCGCATCTTTGGGGAGCCATCAACTGGCATCAACTCATTCAAAACCACCTGCCGCGGCGGCTTAAACACATTACCCTCTACACGCACAGCATACTCATTATCCCCCAAATCCTCAATAATCATGGCAAGCAACAACTCACCCACCTCGGTACGTGCTGCGTTAAAATTATCGAAAAACTCGGCCAAAGCCATCTGACTTTGCTCCACCTGCGTCTGCTCCTGCAAACCGCTCGTTGCATTACCGCCCGCTCCATCAAATGCCGCAGTAATCCCCGACACTGCGCGAATCGCATTTCTCGCATCATTCATCAAATGGAAATGCTGCTCATTCAAAGGAAAATCGCGTTTTACCTCAAAACGCGCCCCTGGCATCGACATCGCGGCACTATCCAGCACAATATCAGCCGAAGGCATAGCAATTGTGCGGCGCAACTGCTCATCCGTCATACTCACCACATCTTCGGTACGCTGCACCTGCACAGCAGTCATACCCCAAATCAAACGAGACTTAGCGGCATTCAAACAATCCTGCAAAAAAACCATATTTCGCACGATACCATACGGCACCCCCGTCATATCCTCCCGCCAACCAAACAGCGGCACATAAGGAAACCTCCCATGTGCATAAGGAGAAGCCTCATCACTCAAACAATTCGGCCCGACCCAATAAGCGCGGCGGATGCGGGACTGCAACTCAAAATCCAACCTAGCGCGCCCTGCATGCAGCATAGCCAAATGCTCATCATTATCTTCATCATACAAAACAGCCCTCCGCCGCGAACCATAACCACTCACCAACACCTGCACTTTAACAAAACGGCGATACCACACCTCACTGATACAAACTTGGTTATTTTGCTGATTAAAATAATAATCCTCTGCACGCGTCCAAGCGCGGCGGGCAAATTGATCATTTTGCAATGCTGTAGAAACACCGCCCTCATTCATATCAGCATAATCAAAACCGTACCGAACAAACCCCTGCAAAACCGCCTCGGCCTCGGGAAACAACTGCACCGCCTGCTCCACATCCACCCACCTGCGGCGCACCATCCATCGTGCATCACGCAAATTATCCTCTTTTGCCGCCATATCCCAAAAAATCTCATTACGATGCACCATGCGGCACTCAAACGGAAACTGCAACGACGAAGCATTACGTCCGACCTCCACCCAACCGACACCTGTCGTCAACATGGAACGGAAAGCGGCCCCCAAAGCCCTATCCGCGCCAGAAAACCGCTCGGCCTGATTCAACTCAAAATTCAACGCTGCGGCAATATCCTCGCCATCCTCATCAACCCCATTTGTAGCATCAGCCGACACCCGCCAATCCGTACGCGTCTTCGCCTCATAACCACACACAGCACGCACAGCAGGGCCAATCACATCCTCCTTGGCAGGCGGCACGCCCAAATCCTTCTGACGCTGCAACACCTCGGCATCCAACTGATTCCCATCGGCATAATCGGCACAACGATCTGCCTGCGCGCGCCAAGGCGGCTGCGCGTGCATCTGCTCCACAATCTTTTCAAACTCATGCAGCGACATAGGCTGCGCCCTTGGCTCCCTTCCTCTAAGCGACATCACCCCCTCCAATCCTGGCCTTTTGCCTCGGCATAAACATAATCCTCATTTTTCATCATCCGCCAACACATCGCCAAATAGCGCCAAGCATCAGCCCCATGACTTGCGCCATCATGAATCGGCTTAGGCGCAGCAACAGCGGCATCCCGCAATTCACTACGGCGATACATCTTCAAAGCCTTCAACAACTTGGCGCAGCGCGTGCGATCAAACAAACAAAAGCCAAAAAGAGAGCGCGCTGCCATAATCCCATCTTCCACTGAAGCACGCGGCAAAGTAAACACCCTTTTATGCCCTAACTGGCGCAACATCTGCGCCGCAGTAATCCCCGTCTGCTGACTTGCCCTATTACCATCGTGTGGTAGCCAATGCGAGCCATACTGGTATTTTTTATCATCCAGCATCCGCGCGAACCACTCTAGCGTACGCCTATTTTCCTCCACATAATCTACAACCCTCAACTCCAACGGCGTTTTCTGCACAAAAATGATAGCGGACTCATCTGCAAACCCCAAATCCCACACAGTATGAATAGGCAAAACTGGGTCAATCTGAACATCACCCACTCGATTATCCTCATACAGTGCAGCAATCTCCTTCTCATAAATACTACCCTGCGCGGCTGAACGCGGCACACCCTCCCAAATATTGGCATACCCTATCGGATCAAACCTCTCGCAATAACTTCGCTCATCCTCCATAATTGCAGGAAACCAAGGATTATCAGACCAATTCATCCGACACAGCCACACACCATCATCTGGCTTGGCAATAAACCTTTGAAACACCGCATCCTCCTCGGTATCTGGATTCATCGTCACCCAAACCTCTGAATTAGGCTTGCGAATAGTCGGCAACAAAATATCCAAAGACTTCTTTGAAATCGCCTGCCCCTCCTCAATCCAAACGATATCCGCGCTCTCTAGCGACTTGATAGAAGCCGCTGTATGGCTTTGCAAACCAAGAAACAGAAACTGACTGCCATTTTGACCGCGAATCTCATTTTCCGTCACCGTATAAAACTGCTGCAAACCCAAACGCACCATTTGGTCACACAACAATTGATGCACAGAATGCGCGATAGACCTTTGCACCTCGCGCATACACAAAATCCGCAAACAATCCTGCGCCGCCAACATCAAAAGCACAATAGCCACACTCCACGACTTCCCTGAACACCTCCCACCATAAAGCACCTTGTGGCGGCGCGGCTCAAACAACCCCCAAACCTTCTCCGGCAACTGCACACGGCGCACCGGGAGACTACTTCTCCACATACATCTTCTCCACCACAAAGCGTGCGCCCTCACCCTCACCGGCGGCATTATGGCCGCCATTTTTTGGATCAATTCCCCACGCTTGGCGCTGCATTTTCACAGCGGAATCGACGGAATCGACAATCGTTTTAAACGTCCGCGCTCTCTTTTCTATATCCAAAATATCATTTTCTGCCAAATCCAACAACTGCACACCGAACTGCACCAAACGCACACTCAACTCACGGTGCGTAGAAATCACTTCGGCCATACCTTTCCCACAAACATTCACCATATCCACCTCACGGTACGCAGTATCCTCCCTGCGAACCGTAATTTTGCGAACCTCGATTTTGCGAACCAATTCATCGGCCTTGGCCTGAATACGCATAGACAAATCGCGCGACCAATCTTGGCGCTTGGCGCGCTTTCGAATAGCGGTCTCGGAAATCCCATGCTCCCCAGCAATCCGCCTTAACGTCTTAATACCGGCGCGATAATCTAATTCGATTTTTTGCCAATCAACCACTCTCTGCACACAATCTTTTTCATTACTCATAATCAATCATCCAAACCATAAAGTTGCGGCTGCTTATTTTCTCTGGAAAACTTTCTGCGCAAAGCGGCATTGGTATTTTCCAACTGACGCAAGCGACCCGCCAAACGCAACAAATCGTCATTCAACTCCTCCACGCGATTCAATGCGCTCACCTGCGTCGCCCAACCAATCAACTGTCGCCCCAAACAAGCAGCCTCTGTCTGGGAAATCTCCAATAATGCATCGCCACACTCAATTTTCACCAAACCCGAATCCGGCAAGCCTGTCACAGAAATAGCGCGTGCGGGGCCATGCGAATAAGTAGGACGGTAACACTGGCGCTTCAAATCAATCAACCCCTCGGCGCGCAACAATTTAATCCGGTCATCCACCGTCGTCAACGGCAAACCCGTCAACTGCATAATACGGATACGGCTTGGCTCCTCACCCGCATCATGGAGCTGCACAATCGTCTCCAAAACCAAGGTACGCGAAGAAACCGCCGTCACCTCACCTGGCGACCTCCCCTTGGCATCAGCATTACACATTACTTGCCTCATATATCCACCTGCTTCACTGTGACATAAACCATCCCGCCCACAACACCTAGAGGAGCCTTGGCAATAGAAAACGCCCACTGACTATCATCCACATGCAGCACATCCGCTAAACCATCCAAACCCGACTTCATCGCCGCCAAAGCATTATCCAAATCAAAAACACGGCGCGTCGGCGGCACAAACAGTAAATCCACATGCAAACCATTTCGCTGTAATGGCAAAGGCCGTACCCCCTGCTTTAAGGCAGCAGCCATACACTCGCGTTTGAACTCCCTTTTAGCCCGCATCAACTTCGCCCAATGCACTCTTGAATTAGGCGAAAGCACGCGCGGCGGCCAAGGCAACATAATCTTCATAATAACTCTTTCACGTTATATTGCCTCAAAACATCGCGCGCGTAATTTTTTGTGCAATATGAAATACGCTCCCCATTCTTGACCCTCTCCAAGACACTCTCTGCCCATTGTTTAGAATTCATTTTCGTGACAGGTTTTTCCTTGATATCCTTGATAAGCTGCGCTATTCTCTCTCGATTTTTCGCCAACTGCTCTTCGGTCATCTCCGGCGCGGGAAGTGCGAGAGGCGGTGGTATATAAGGTTCTGGTGCCTCCTTGCACAAATTGCGAAACACAATCAAATTCGGGCAATGTTCCGGCAAATGATCCAGCGCCCACTCAATAGCATATGGCTTATCGGCAAAAAATGCCAATTGCTCTGCCCAAAACTCCATAACCTCTTGCTGACTTACATCTCCCATGCTTCGTTTTAAACCTGCACCATAAGTCAGGGAAAGAAACTTGAATATTTTAACAATAAAATCAGGCATTATCGATACTCCTTGCCTCTGCTTGTACAATCAAACCTTTATTTAAATCGTCCTGCGGCAAATCGCTAAGATCAATAATATTTTTGGGTTCATCATAAAAAGCGGCACGACGCTCTAGGGATTCATAATCATCTGGCATAGTAAATCCCAACGTCTTATTGAAACGCAAACGGTCAAGCCGATCACGCTCATTAAAAGACAGTGGTTGTGGTTTTCGCTGCTGCACCAACGACTGCTGTGCACCATTTCCGGCATACTGGTTATTTTTAACACGTCCAGTAGCCCATGCGCGGCGTATCCAATTACGCCATGTAGCTTGCCAATCGACTCTATTGGCTTTATTGCCAGCAACAGCATGCCAATAATCGGCGAACTTTTCCGCCTCAAAAACAATATCGGGCGGGGACAAATCGGGACGTTCAGCCATAGCCCACTTCCCCCAATCGGTTGGCAAAATCCAATCATCGGGCAATCGGGAACCACGGGGACATTGGCTGACAGCGCCCTTCTTTGCGGCAGAGGCAATGGCAGTGCGTTGCGGCAATGGCTCGGCCTCAGGCTGAACAACGTCAGGCTGAACAACGTCAGGCTGTGCAGCAGGAACAGGAACCTCCTCCTGATCCACTGCGGGCGGGCTTTCAGGGGGCTTTCCGGAAAATTCACAACCGGCGGCGCGGATTGCTCGGCGGGAGAGGGAAGCGAAGCCGAAGGCGCAGCGGAAAGCGAAGGCGAAGCCGAAGCGGCATCCGGCTGTTGCGCCTTTGGCGCTCTCTCTCTCTCTTTTTTTTCATCTTCTTCTGTTTTTATATATTTTTCTTTTTCTGCATCTACATCTGCATCTACATCTATATATAGCGTTGCATCTTCGTAAGTTGTTGATTTTTCTATATTTTTTTCCGTATCTGCAACGCTGCATTTCGTTGCATTTTTCGTTGCATCGCGTTGCACAGGCGTTGCATCGCGTTGCACAGGCGTTGCATCGCGTTGCACAGGCGTTGCGACTTGCTCCTGCTTGCGGGCACGGCAAGCTTGGGAGCGCTCGGTACTACTCATGGGAGCCTTCTTTACCTCGTCTTGCTGCTGCAAAAGCCTCATGCGCTTTTTTTCCTGCCATGCAATCGCATTGCGCTGCCAACATTTCCAAGCGACAGGCTGCCAATCCTCATCAATCAATCTCAAGCGAATCAGTTTTGCTTTCAGACGCGCGCACACCCCTCTTCCTACCCGCAGCATACCGGCGACCATTCTGTCTCTAACCTGCTGTGGCACCTCCGAATTGAACGGCAACTTGCCCATACGCTTAATGCCAAGCACCGCTATGAAATGCCGCTCCTCTGCAAAAGAAAGCTGCATCATTTTTTCATCAAGAAAAAAATCTGCTGCCATACAAAACCACGGCAAAAATTCATTCACACGCTCTTCTGTCATTTTTATCGCCCCCAACTTTTCCAATCCGTTATTCTGTGGTCATAGCATCAATGCACGGTCTGCTTATCGACCATAATCTGATAAGCAGCCGCATCCATCTCTTCTTTTAACTGTTGATAGCTGCGCACACTTTCGGCATTATTCACGGGAAGATTTTTAGCTTTCATAGCCTCTTGCACCCGTTGTTTATCCTTTCGCCAATTTTGATAACTATCAATATTATTCATAGCAGTATCATTTGCCCAGCCAAAACCATCAATTAAAAAGAAAAACTGCTCCAACACACTTTTAACGGAATTCAAGCGCCCTTCATTACTTGGGTCCATACCTGCGATTTTTGCGCATGCTTCGATACTTTCTGGTAACTCACACTCGTAAATGTGATACCAATCCAGCAATCGGCGGTAAATCAAATCTTCCAACTCTGACAAACCGACGGTATCGCGCAAATAATCATGGACGTAAAATTGATAAGACTTCATCATTCATCTCCTGAAAAGTCATCACGTAATTGGTTTATAGTTTCGACTGGCAGGCGCGCATAAATCACGTCAAACACAAAACGCGCAAACTCATCGCGTTGGCATTCTGTACGCAAAAACTGATCTTTATCCAACTGCTTCAATCGGCAAAAATTGGCGACAAACAATTCATCTGTTCCAGCGACACACATACAACGCGCAAAAGCCACATCGACGGTTGCTTGAGGCCAAGGAAAATGCCCTACTTCATTCATGATGCGTGCCCTCTTTACCAGCGCCAACAGACACTGCTTTATCTGCAATCAGCGCTTTCGCACGCCCACATGACAGGTCGGCATCAGAACCTTGATAAACATTCATCACATCCGTGCCAAATTCAACGGAATTACTGTAGTAACTCTTGGCATTAGCTTGTGCCCATGCTTGGGCGGCATATAGGGCGACTTGGTTATCGGTCATACGGATTCCTTTGGTTGTGGTGGACAGCACCGTCGGCGGGCGCATACAAAATGGCATTAGCTTGCTCTTCGGTCATGCAGCCTCCGGTTGTTTATTGGCCTTGCGCGCGCGGGGCTTGGCGCGCAGCGTCTCTATAGGCCCTTCAAATGGCGGGGGCGGAAAAAATGCGGGAATTGGGCAAACCTTACTGTGGGCCAAAATCCAATCTATCGCATACTGTTTGAGCATGGGTTTTCTTTGGACATAATCGACACCACGGACAATCAAAACGGCATTGCGCTCTTCCAAATGCACCAGTAAAGCCAAATCGTCTTCAGATAATCCGTCACGTTGTAGCGCGGCAAACTGCCCATTGAGCACATAATTGATAAGCCGCGCCTCATTGGAATACTGCTGTGTGGCTGTGGACTTGCCGGTATCCAGGCGCGTCATACGCAAAACCTCGGCCATAACGCGATAACTGGCGGCGGCTTGAAATCGAGTTTTTGACCATGCGGCGCGGAACTCGCCTGTCTTGCGGATTTGGGGTAGCACCTCACCTGTAACCCAATCCGTAAAGCGCTCGGCCTCTGTCCGACGGGAGCGCAAAATCAGGCGATACAAACCGGCCTCCGTGATAATTGCCTGCCGCTGTGGCCCGCCAAGGGTGCGCAAAATGTGCGTCCCCTTTTGTTCTTTGGGCAACATACGCACAGCATCAGGCGCGTTGCGGTACCCCAGCACTGCGGCCACATCGGCGGCGACAAACCACGGCGCATCGGCTTTCATCACAACCCGCACAGGCGCGCCTGCGAAGTCAAAATCCATCAGGGTGGGCTTCATTGGACAATCTCCTGCGCCTGTGGTTTCTTGGCCTTGCGCGCTTGTTCGGCCTTGACGGCGCTAGGCAGCATGGCGCGGGCAAAATTCATCAGTGCGGTTTTTCTGCTGGGATAATCCGTGCCCTTGGCAATCAGCAGGGCATCACGGCGGCGAATCGCGGCAAGGCACGCGGCTTGGGCTGTATTCAGCGCGGTCTCATCCACGGGGGCAAAGCAACCGGTAAGGGCGGCATTGCAAAGGCGGTGTTCGTTGCTGAAGTGATGCGGGGCGGTAGGCTTGCCTTGCTCTGCGCGCGCCTCTTGCAAGATATCTGTCACTAGGCGGGCGGCGGCGCGCTTATCGGCAATCGCTTGTTGGCGGTCATGGCCCTGCTGGGTCAGGGCTGCGTGCAGCACGCGGTAGCACTGGCGCTTGTACTCAATCACCTTCTCCCGAATCTCTGGCTTGACCCTCTTCGGATTGACGGTGAACAACCAGCCTTGCAGGAACTCCACTGGGAGGCAAAGCATGCAATAGCGCTTACCATCCGTGCCAGTTGTGGCCTTCTCGACCACAACTGAATGCAGCACCTCATCGGCCATGATTTTTCTGTGCTGGGCTTTCCAATCCAATCCCATGCCCTCCACAATGGGGCGCATGGCGACAAAGGCGCGGCTGCCGTCCATCACGGCGACAATGGCGCTACCGGCGAAGGGGATTTGCAATGCGTAGGTCACGCGGCCTCCTTGGATTGATGTTTTGTAGTGGCGTATGGGAGGCTGCCCACTGTCCATCGGCATAATGGGTAATTGCAAAACGAACCCAAAACCGAAAGAACAGCGGACATGGAAAAACAGGCAATCAGCGCTTTAAATGAAGGCATAAAACACCTACAACAGCAGCAGCAAGAAAACCTCCAGCTAATAAGCCAACTACACACGCAAATCGCGGCATTGCGCTATTTGGCTTTTGCCTTGGCAAAAACACATCCTCAACCCGACAACCTGTGTGATGTGTATATGCAGTTAATGGACTACGCAGCGGATCGCATGCCTCAAGAAATGCAGGTACTATTTCGGGAGGATATGAATGCCGTTTTGCGGGAATTACTGACATTGCGCCAAACGGATTCAAAGCACAAAAAACCTGATGCATAGCCCGCAAAGATGCCAATTGCATACGCGTATTTATCACCAATGCGCGCATATCCTGCACCACAGCCCGCAATGCGGCATCATTTTCTTGGTTCTCTGTGCTGTCATTTGTGGGCGAAGTCATGCGACCTCCTTTGGCTGGTGTTTTTTGACCGCGCGGGAGCGGGGTTTGCGGAACCTCGGGCAGGCACTCCCCCTTCGGATAGCATCAAAGCACCACAACTTTGACCCGAAAGGGGAGCAAAAATGAACCAGACTGAAAACCCTCAAACACGAGCGCAGCAATTGGCCGATGAATGGGTGCGGCTCGTCCTGACCCATAACCCGCAAATACTTTTGGGCACCAGCATTACCCACTACAAAACCTTGGCAGGGGGTGGTGACAAGGAATACGATGGGCAATCCGTACATGAAAGCGCTCGCGCAGTTGTTGAATTTCACAGTTCTTTGGTGCGACTGCTTTCAGAAAAGCAGGCTTGACGCTGGCGCTCGGTGTGCTGCTGCAACTCATGGCGGCAGGCAATCCACGCTTGGGCCACCTGCTCCCCAATCAAGCAGCCCGATTGGGGGCTTTGACCGGCCTTCAAAGCGGCAATAAATGGAAGTAAAAGTTTCAGCATGAAAGCTCCTTGGGTTGATGTTTTGCGGCCTCACGGGCGGCTTGGGCCTTGACGGCGGCGCGGGAGCGGGGTTTGCGGGGCTCATTTTTTGGTATCAACACCGGAAACACAAAACCCAGTTGCCCGCGTGCATTCGGTAATGCCAACATGCGCGCCTCAAAATCGCGCAAATCGCATGAGGTATCCGCAATGGCAGTCACGGTAGCTAGCTGCTTATCCAGCACATCCGCACCACCATCGGTCAGCCATTGGTGCATCTTGTCCGATTGGGCGCGTCGCGCTTTGAGTTCGCTATGCACATCAGCAGGCAAAATACAGGCATACACCCAGCGCTCGGTAAGCTGCCCAAAAATGCACGGCGTACCTTGGGCATGCCCGTCGTAGCGTGTGCGGGTGAGTTTTGCCAATGCGTGATAAAACTCGGGCGGAAAACGCCGCTCCCACGGGGCGGCCTCGGCACGCAAAAACAAGGGCAGTAAATCGGCGCGGCCTTGGGCTTGAATGCCACTGCGCAAAATATGGTCAATGCGCAAATCGCACCAAACACCGAACTTGGCATCCAGCCAACGCGCAAACGACACAGCCAGCTTGGGGTGCAGCCATGTACCACCGCCAGCACCACGTCGCGTTTTCAAATACACGGATTTCCGTGTATTTGAAATTTCCGAAGGCTGACCCGTCAGCACCTCATCCAAGGCGCGGAGGTATTCCAGCGTTTCGGCATTGTCCAGCCAGTGCGTGAGATACTTGCCAAAATATTTAGCGGCCTCGGTAGCGTTGAACCACGCATCAGCGGTAAAGCTGAACAGTATTTCGCCGTGGGCATATTGAATCACGCGGGTCATGCGGTTTCCTTGGGTTGATGTTTTGCGGCCTCACGGGCGGCTTGGGCCTTGACGGCCGCGCGGTTGATAGCTGCGCGCGAGCGGGGTTTGAAGGGCTTGGGCTTCATTGCGCGACCTCTTTGTCTCGGGTCTCGGCAATCCTGATGAGGGGCAAAACATCTGCGCTCCACTTCACCTGCTGCACAGGCGCGCCTGCTGAATGTTTTTTGCCGGTATCGAGAATGCGGGCATAGGGCAAACCTTTATCAGTTGGCAACCACTGGCCGGATTCTTTGGACTGCAAACCGCACTCGGCCAAAATCAAATTCACAGCGCGGGCGGATTGATTGCCCAAGCGTTGCCCTAATTCGGTCGGGGTGAAAAACAGGCTTTGTTGATTGGCGGCCAGTAAATGTGACTGCCCCAAATCGGCCAACAAATCGATATGCACATGCTTGCGCGCGTATTGGTTTGCGCTAATGGCGGCTGCGTTTTTATCGCAGCCAATCAAGCGTGCTACACGGAAGGCAGTGGAAAACACCTTTGCAGCCTCACTCGCTTGGCGCGAAGGGGAGAAAATGGATTTCCCCTGCCCTATGGTGCGTCTTTCGCACTCGATGAAATACTGGCGCGCCTGCTTGCCTTTGGCGTTGCGCTCGACCATCGAAAGTTCCTTTGCCATATCTAGGCACAATGCGTATTCATTGGCTGGCCTTCCCCCAGAACTTTCGCTCAAAAATGAGCAAAAGTCCCTGCCGTCCTCAAACCCGTATTCCTCAATACGACGCGCTATCCAATCTTTGAACTGCGTCTGCACCTCAAGGAACATATGCAGCGCTCGGGCATCAACCGTAGGCACGCTTGCCTGTCCGACGGTGCGGGCTGTCACGGGGATCAGGTCGGGCTTCATGCTTGGGCCTCCTTGGCCTGTTGTCTAGCCTCACGCGCTTGGCTAGCCTTGTTGGCTGCGCGCTGGTGGGGCTTGCGGGGCTTGGTGTTGCAACACATGACTTATGCCCCTCAATGAAACAAAGGCAGCATCGGCTGCATTTCTTGTTGCAGCGCGTGCAATTGGGCATAGAGTGAGGGCTTGGCATCGCGCCATTGGCGCAGTCCAATACCGCAACGGCTGGCAAACTCCACGCCTTGCAAAAACTCCAATTCAGCTCGCATCGCGCGCTGGTGCAGGCCATTCAAGCGCTCCAACTCGCGCGACACCAAAGCGTCATAGGCGCGAATCACATGCAGATGGAACTTAGGGCTAAGCCACATGGCGTATGCGTACACCAGCTCCTTGACGGCATAAGTCCCACCGCCATAGCGGCCTTGCACGGTCTGCACGGGGGCCACATTGCCCTGCGTGGAATCGCACTGCGCGTAATTACGGGAAATTCCCGTAGTTAAAATTTCCTCAATCAAATCAATGGTTTGTTTTCTGCGAAGGAACTCTGCGGGTTC